TAAGGATCAACTGAAGCAATTAACTTTCCATATAAATACTTACTACTGGAAACTCTAAATGAAAGACGCAATTTTGCTTTAAAATACTTATATCCAGCCATTTTTTGCTGTATAAAAGGTTGTTCAAACAATGCTGCAGGAAATTTCTTTTCCGTAAGAAGAGCTCCAACTGCTAATGATTCAGTCCAGTTGAACGAACCAACTTCATAAGTTCTTTCTAAAATCTGATCAAGTGAATACTCTTCAAAATTAAGAGGAGATTGTAACATACTCATTAGATTATTTGTAACCGTTGTATGTTCAACAACTGAAACATCAGCAAATGCTCCAATTCTACTGATTTGTGTGTCCTCCACATCGTTTGCTTGACGTTCTTCAACATCATTAGATTTAACTTCAAATTCGACAGGTTTATTTCTACATAGTAATTTTACTTCTTTCGAAGGACCATTTGACGATTCTAATCGTATAGTTGACTTTACTAAGTGATATTCTTTTTTAAAATCACTAGAATCCTTATCACCAAAGAATTCCAATGAAGTTGTGTGATTATTACTTTCAAACCACGTAAATTTAACGAACTTATTTGGATCATACATTCCTTCAAAATAATACCAATAAGTTCTCCTGTTTTTAACCACTGTTAAATATGCTTCATAATACAAATCTTTAATTTTACCTATAATAACATTTTGATATTCATCAAAAATATTCTGAGGGAAATGTGACATTTCTATCATGAAAGCTTCAACTGTGCTTAAAAATTTTTCGAGAGTTCCCGTTGAACCTCGAATCCAATACACCATTTCTAAAACTACTCTTAATTCCAGAGGAGCCCTATGTATACTAGTCTGTACAACAAATTGGCGGCCTAAGTACCGTATAGTTTCTAACGTATCATATGGTTCAACTTCATCTTTTGAAAAATGGGTGTATTTTAAACCAAAACGTTTCAAATAATATGGTGCCAAATCACTACAACGTAGGTCTGGTCTTTTTAATGCAATCACATTATCATCACCATAAACCGTCATTTCAAATTCATTCTCCCTAAAATTTAAATCTTCAACCAATATTAAGTAAGTTGCAATTATGTTGCAAAAGGAGTTATAAATCGCCGTTAAAGGGTTTCCTGAAGGATTCCCCATTTGCAATTTGTAAACTTTGTTTCCAAAAATATGTACAGCATTATAAACATGTTCAAATAAAAGCTCTCTAACTCGAGCATTTATTGGTCCGTCATCATACCAATTATTAACAAAATTTACAAAGAATTTTCCGAAAGCTTGACACAAAGTTGTATCATAAGATTCAAAATCACCAGCAATAATAGACTGACCTTTACTAGCTAACCTGTGATACAATCTCGTCCAATCATTGGAATGTACGTTTATACCGACTGCTACGGGTTTGTCTACACTATGTTTTTGAATTTCGCCAACAAAAGAGCCAAAATATCGTCTCACTAAAAATAAATAATCAAGGGGACAAGTAGAAAATACTCGAGTTTTACCTTTTTCAACTTTTTCTATAGGACGAGTTTCATCCTTAAGTACGTCAGCCCAAATAACTTCAATTTGTTCTCCTTTAACAAGACTGTTTTCTTTAACCTTAACTTCTTCTATAAATTCTGGTTTAACTTCAAATTTGTCTCCGTTAAATTGCACAAACTCACTTTTCCCTTTCTTTGATGTAAGACAATATGGATAACCAGGTGATGTACTAGCTTTAATGGAAACTACTCCACTATTTATTCTCCCATTCACCACTTCATCATAATTAAATAAAGAAGCATCTCGTATACGAGGATATAAATTAAATAAATAATCTATGACTCTACTTGGTATGGTTGTCTCAAAATTCACTTGTTTAAATTTCAAAAGACCTATCATTGCAGGATCGACATCAATTCCTTCTTTATTTTTGAAAATATCTAAATGAGTTGGAATAAAAGTAGGTGGTCCGAAAACTCCATACAATTTACTACGACGAATTTTAGATTTTTTGGGATGAAAGAATGCTTTATCAATATCAACTTCATAAGAAACTGCGTGGGGAAACTCACGAGACTCAGTTTTAAATTCAGTTGTTGGCAAACTACTTTTCTTCTTTACTTCTTCATAAAATGGTTTACATATATCGTCATAGTATTCTTTCCATAAAGGTAAGGCTATACGATATACACTGCAAAATGTTTCTTGATATCCCAAATGCATACCAATAAGAATGGGTTGTCCCTGCAAACCAGGCATAAAAAGCATAGAACCAGAATCTCCTGGACTACTTGCTGCAGAATACGTGATAGGGTCATTAACAATTATCTGTTCACCGCAAAGTGAATATTCACACTCATCAGGTCCACTAACTTTAGTAACTGATCTAAATATTGGTGTTCCTCCATCAGTGCAAGACACCATCATCATCTGCATTCCTGTGTAGTAGTTGTATTTTTCTTCACAACTAGCAAAATACTTATACATAGATGGTGGTCTATTGGAATTGTCTGGCATTTTAAGTAAACATAAATCTTCTCCATCAATGACAAGACATTCATCAATATCTAACTGTGTTATTTTTCCATCATATTTCATGTATAATTCAACATGCTCATATTCTGCAAATTTTAAAATACAGTGTGCAACAGTACAAATTATACCGTCTCTTACATGAAATCCCACACAAGTTTCACGGTAAATAGGAGTTCCTCCACTCAAAGCAGCACAATACAAAAAAACTGTACCTCGTGCTGCTTTCATTGAAGCTCGCTCAAAATTCATGTCATTACTTTGTGTTACCATATTCCATTTGGGTTTATGTTTAACCTCCCGGAATCGTTTAAATGTTCGTAACTTCGCGGTTTTTTGACGTTGTTTATTAGTGTTACCAAAAGTTTTCCCAGAATTGTTTGGATATCGTTTAACATGAGATTCTATTTCCAATTCACCGGGTTCTTTGCAATATTCGTACAGTTTTACTACTCCGTACAAACCTAATAAAAAACCAAAAACTTTTACGGCTACTTCTACAGAAGCGAACACGACATTAGTTTCTTTGATAAATAATGAATAATAAGCCCCAATAAATGAATGTGGAATTTCAGCATCACACATTTTACTAAATGTTTGTCTCATAGTTTCAGTATTATTCATTTGGAATTTAATATCAGACTCATCATAAACAGGTTGTTCTTTGGTTTCCAAATAAACATTACCATTTTC